ATTTAGAGTTGAGTTAAAAAACAAACAAAACTTTATTTTAAAATGGACAGGTAAGGGCTTTGAAGCACAAATTCAAGGAAAACGTTACTACATTAATAAATTAGCAGACTTCGAACAAGCATTAGATAAATTAAACGAACTACTTAAATACGGACCTAACACAGGCGGTGAGCCAGGTGAAGGTGGAGAAGATGCTGGAGACAGCGGATCATCAGGTAGCACTAGTGGAGGAGACTTCCCAGGCTCTGATGCAGCAGGTGGTGCAGAAGAAGAACCAGCACCGGAAGGAGAAGCAGGAGCAGAAGGCGGAGCAGATTTAGGAGGAGAAGACGTAGAATTTCAAGAACCAGCAGAAGATCCGAAATAAATGAACTTAGTAGAAAAAACAATACTAGAATGGTCATATAGATGTGAGAAAGGATATCCCGATTTAACTAACGAAAAGGATATGAACCTTTTTGAATCTTTATTTGGATTTAGATTAGACGAAGGAGTTCTTAAATGGGACGACTTCAGTAATGCAAGTAGAAAGTATTCACGATTACAGGTTATAGATAATAAGATAGAGAACAGAGCACCGTTTGAATTTAAAGATGGTAGCCAAAGTATTTTAACATACGCTGACAATTCTTACGCAGCACTATTTCATTCAATGGAAGTAGATGCAATCAAAAAAATTGGCGGTACTAGAATAAACCAATTCCCTTTTTTCAAAGATGAAGAAGGAAATGATGTGAGCTTTAGCGCATTACAAAAAACTAAAGAATTTGGAGGATCTGGAGGCAGTAAGATTGAAACAACAGAGAGACAAGAGCATGGCATCATAGATGCTATAAATGCAGTACCCGGTGTTAAGACCTTAAAAGGTACTAATGGTATTGAAATCAACGGAGTTCAGACTGCAGTTAAAGTAGATGGTTTGAATGAGTTTAACACAGAACCTTATGCAGATGTTATACTGAAAGTCAAAGGACAGGATGTGAAAGTATCAGCTAAAGGAAACGAAGCACCAACTCTAGCTGGTGGAGGAATCAAAGGAATGACAGCAATGTCGTCAACTAATCCAGGAATAAGAGAATGGTTAACAGACTTTTATGAAGATGCATACCAGTTCTACCAAGATAGAGTTGAGGCAAATAACTTAGACGGAGTTAATTTAACAGGTAACAAACTTATTCCTGATGTTTCGAGAAAAATACCTGAAGAACTTATAAAAACAATAATTCAAGGTACTATACCAATGGGAGGACCTATTGACTATTACTACCAAGGAGATATGGAAGTTAAGTTTGAAGTAGAAGGTAACACGGTTAATTTTAAGAACGGTAAATTTGTACCTGTCGATACATTTATACAAGAACACGGCGGGAGTTTATATGCTCATATAAGAAAAAGAGATGGTGATTTTTTCTTTACAAACTCTCAACAAGACATTAACGGCATTATACTACGTCGTATATTTACGAAAAAAGAAGGAAGTAACTCAACTCAATCTAGATTCGGAACTTTAGATAAGATTCGCGGGATTGAGATATAATTAATTAGTTATGTCGCAAGATATTAGAAACATAATAGCACAAGAATATTTAAAATGTGCTAAAGATCCAGGGTACTTCATGAAGAAGTATTGTTATATTCAACACCCGACAAGAGGTAGAATTCTTTTTAATTTATACCCATTTCAGGAGAAAGTACTACACTTATTTAGAGATAATCAATTTCTTATTACTTTAAAGTCTAGACAGCTTGGTATATCTACCTTAGCAGCTGGTTACTCTTTGTGGTTGATGGTCTTCCATAAAGATAAGAACGTACTAGCCTTAGCAACTACACAAGCAACAGCGAGAAACCTAGTTTCTAAAGTACAATTCATGTATGAACAGTTACCTAAGTGGTTACGTCTACATGCAGTAGAGAAGAATAAACTCTCACTGAGGCTTAAGAACGGTTCAAAGATACAAGCAAAGTCAAGTAATTCTGATTCTGCTCGTTCTGAAGCAGTATCACTATTATTAATAGATGAAGCCGCCTTTATTGATAACATTGAGGAAACCTTTACTGCTGCACAACAAACGTTAGCAACCGGTGGTCAATGTATGGCTCTATCGACTCCTAACGGTATCGGTAACTGGTTTCACTCTACCTATGTAAAAGCAGAAGTAGCTGAAAATTCCTTTGTACCTATTAAACTACCATGGACAGTCCATCCTGAAAGAAATCAGGTTTGGAGAGAGATGCAAGATAGAGATTTAGGACCTCGAATGGCAGCACAGGAATGTGACTGTGATTTCCTATCATCAGGAGAAACCGTATTTGAACCAGAAGATTTACAATTTTATGAAGAAACTTATCAAAAAGATCCAGCAGAAAAAAGAGGAGTTGATGGCAATTTATGGGTTTGGGAAAGTCCTGATTATACAAAATCTTATATGGTTACAGCCGACGTATCTAGAGGTGACTCTACTGACTTTTCTACGTTTCACGTAATGGATATAGAAAGTTGCGTTCAGGTAGCAGAGTACAAAGGGAAGTTATCCCCGAAGGAATTCGGTAACGTCTTGGTAGGAATAGCTTCTGAATACAATGATGCGCTTCTAGTAGTAGAAAATGCAAATATAGGGTGGTCTACCATAGAACAGATATTAGAAAGAGAATATAAGAATATGTACTACAGTTCAACCTCTAACCAAGATACAGTTGAATCGTATATGTCGAAATATGAAAGAGAGAAACTCGTTCCCGGCTTTACAATGTCAATGAAAACGCGTCCATTAGTGGTTGCAAAGATGATTGAGTATATTAGGGAGAAAGCAGTTACTATTCAATCTAAAAGGTTACTACTTGAGATGAGAGTATTTGTATGGAAGAACGGAAAAGCCCAAGCACAGATAAATTATAATGATGATTTAGTGATGGCCTTCGCAACCTCACTATACGTAAGGGATACCGCATTGAGACTAAGACAGCAAGGTCTTGACTTAGCTAGAGCACAACTTTCTTCTTTCTCAAATCTTAATGCAAAAAACCAAGCTGTTATATCAACAGTTGGTTCCTACCAAAATAATCCGTATCTTATAGATATGGGTGACCAGCAGAAGGAAGATATAAGCTGGTTATTTTAAACGAATCTATTTATAACTAAAGACATTTTAATTAAATGGCAGATAAAGGCTTATTTAGTAGACTACAGAGACTCTTCGCAACAGACATACTTATACGTAACGTAGGTGGTGATGAGTTAAAAGTAATCGATCCTAATCAAATACAAACAACCGGTAAATACCAAACTAACTCTCTTATAGATAGGTTTAGTAGATTATATGTCTATAACAATAGAAATATATTTAACCCGAATTTAAACTTTCAAACTCTAAGAATACAGTTATACTCTGACTATGAAGCTATGGATACAGATCCTATTTTAGCTTCTGCATTAGATATTATAGCCGATGAAGCAACAGTAAAAAACGATTTTGGTGAAGTTTTAGCTATTAGGTCTTCTGACGAAAATATACAACGAGTTTTATATAATTTATTTTACGATATACTTAATATCGAATTTAACCTATGGTCATGGACTCGTAACATGGTCAAGTACGGAGACTTCTTTTTAAAGTTAGAGATTGCAGACGGTTTAGGGGTATATAACGTACTACCTTATACGGTTTACCATATTTCACGACATGAAGGAGAAGATCATGAAAATCCTACTAAGGTAACCTTTCAGATCGACTTAGATGGTTTAGCTACTTCACAAAGCCCTAACTATACTCCTAATACAAATAAGAAAGTAATTAAGTTAGACAATTACGAAATGGCTCACTTTAGGTTAATTTCAGATACTAACTACTTACCTTATGGACGTTCTTATTTAGAACCAGCTCGTAAGATCTTTAAACAGTTAACTTTGATGGAAGATGCGATGTTAATTCACCGTATCATGAGAGCTCCAGAAAAGAGAATGTTCTACATTAACGTAGGTCAGATACCACCAGCAGAGGTTGAACAGTTTATGCAAAAGACTATCAACACTATGAAAAAGACTCCTTACATGGGTCAAGATGGTCAGTATAACTTACGATTCAATCTACAAAATATGATGGAAGATTACTACCTACCTGTAAGGGGAGGTGATACTTCTACTCGTATTGAGACTACAAAAGGTTTAGAATACGACGGAACAAACGACGTTGTTTACTTAAGAGATAAATTATTTGCTGCATTAAAGATACCTAAAGCTTACTTCGGATATGAAGGAGAGTTAAACGGTAAAGCAACTTTAGCAGCAGAAGATATTCGTTTTGCTAGAACAGTAGAGAGAGTACAAAAGATTATGGAATCTGAGTTAACAAAGATTGCATTAGTCCATTTATATGCTCAAGGCTTTACTGGTGAATCGTTAGTTAACTTCGAAATTAAATTAACAAATCCTTCTATTGTTTACGAACAAGAAAGAGTTGCTTTAATGAAAGAGAAGATTGACTTAGCAGCTCAGATGATAGATACTAAATTATTCTCAACAGATTATATTTACGATAATATCTTCCACTTATCAGAAGATAAGTACAATGAGATGAGAGAGTTAATTAGAGAAGATTTCAAGAGGAACTTTAGATTAGCTCAGATAGAAGGAGAAGGAAACGATCCTGCCCAATCAGGAAGATCTTACGGTACACCACATGACCTAGCGTCAATGTACGGTAGAAGATCAACTGCTACAGATAGACTTTCAGGAGGAGGGCCAGGTTCAGTACCACCAGGGTACGAAGATCATCCAGCTCCACCAAGAGGGTTGACTGACCCAGGAGAAGAGGGCGGACGTCCTAGAACAAATATGTCAATGTACCATACCAATGACAATCCATTAGGAGGAAGAGATCCATTAGGGAGCCATGGAATGAAAGGCGGTTACCCGAGCGATAATGATAACGTAATGGAAGGGTTAAATACAAAAGCTGTTTACCATCGAAATAAAGAAGTACTTAAAGAAATGGTCTTTAATACTCAGAAGAAAGATGAATCAAATCTACTAAAGGAAGACAATATTAGAGATTTAGGTGAATAAAGCATATTTATAATAGGAAACCTATAAGATGAAAGTAAAACATTCGAAGTATAAAAACACAGGACTGATATTC